AGTTGCAACCACATATGGATAAATACCGACACAGTCAATCTCTATTGGATAAATATCTTCGTGTGCATAAAAACCTATCCAGTCTTGATCTTTGCCATTGTTGTTAAGCATATCTGGCACATTTAAAAATTCTCTAATATAGTCTATTGATATAACCTCTTGGCCATTAATAACAAGAGAAATAACATCTTTTCCTACTCTTAAGTGAATCAACATTGGTCGTGTCCACTCACCAACATAGTATGTTTTATATTCAGAATTGATTTTAAGTCCTATTGATGGACCGTCAACATATATCCCGTCATCTGATGCAACTGGACCAATAATTCTTTTTGTTCCGTTTGTGTAAGAATTTATTCTAAGCCAAGTCTCTAAAGTATATTCTCTAAACTTTCCAGATTCATTTAAAAATCCTACACCAGGAACAATTAAAGATGGATTGGTTCCGTTAGGATATAGCGCTGTAAGGCTTGATGTTCCATAAACGATTGGGATGCCTAAATTCTTTGCCTTAAGCATGTTGTCTGAAACTAAATAATATGCATCAAGATCTTGAAGACCATAACATTTTGCAACAATACCCTTTTGTGGAGCAATAGAAATTGTTGATGGTATATCAATTGGAGTAATTCCTAAAGATGTTGATGCAAACTCTTCTGACCACTGCCCAAGGCTTATTCCGTTTACTAAAAAGACATCTTCGGTTTCTGATCCTCCGATAAAATTAATTTTAAAAACTAGCCTAAAATTTGTATCATCTGGAGGCGTATCAAAAGTCTCTGATATAAAAACCCAACTATTGTTTATAACCGTATCATAGTTTTTTAGGTGTGTTATTATTTGCCCACTAGTTGTATCCTCATATTGATAACCAATCTCAAAACCAGCAATATAAGAACTTTGAGAATAAAAATAACCGCCAACAGAAAATGTTCTAAGGTATTGATTGAGATCTTGAAGATTCATTATGTCATTGCTTATAGCAGTAACTGAAGCAGACTCACTACTTGTTGGAGTTGCTGTTATTTTACCTACATAACTACCTATAAATGGTTCGTCTACTGACTGGGTGTAGTTTTCATATGTACCGCCGATAACTGTCCAGTTAGATAAATTTCTTTGAGACTCTGAAATAAGAGAAACATAGTCTGCCTGATCATCAAGGGCCCACAAACCTGTTGGATGTTCGGAGAACACCTTTTCAGCATAGAGGTTTGATGGGCTAGACATAATGAGTCTATTTTACCACAGAAGACTACTTATTTATTTTAATTTCGCAGTAATCAGTTGTGCAATATGCTTCGCCTTGAGCCTCTAAATTATCTACACCGTCGTAAATTGCACTAAAATCAATATGTTTTAATTTGCCAACATACGACTCGTATTCTTCCTCAGTAATCTGAGTATATGGCTGCTGAGGATAAACAGTATTTCCCATTGGAAGGAATGAGACTGCCTTTAGTTGTCCCTCATACATATGAAGTGCTGGAACTACATGTTTTGATTCTGTTTCTTTATCAAAGGACAGTGTTACAGAAACCCCATTATCTGACCAGTACTTCTGAGCAGTTGCAGCAAGTGCAATCTTTTCAAATAGCGTTACATCCTTTTCAGATCTTGGATGACCTGACTTTATTGGGAAGTAAACTACTGATGTATTTGCTGATACTACGTCATCTTCAATTGTGTACCCTGCTGCTTTGAACAAGTGCATCATTGGATCTGTATTTCCAAATCGAACTGCACGAAGGAAGAAGTTTCCTCCAGGCCCCCAGTGAACTCCAGGAGTTGCACCAGAAAGAATTGATACGGAGCCTGATGGCTTAACTGTTGTCACACGAATTGATTCACGAACACATAGCCACTCAGAATATGAATGATCGTATTTACGAATAGTTGTGTAGCCCTCATCCATCCATTCACGAACTGTTGGCAAACCTTTTTGATCTGCAAACGATGCAATTCCTGTAAGAGATGTGCCAATGCGACGGTTGCGCTGCATGATTCCATTTGTTTGTTGCCAATGAGTTGGAACAAGTGTTACAGTCTTTCCATAAAGATATGCAAACTTCAGGGTACGCAGGAAGTCCTCCTTAGATTCATGACGATTCAAGTGCACCTCTACAAGTGTACATAATTCGTACGATTCTAATGGCTGCTCCGCACATGGGTTAAATCCCATCACACGATAATCCTTACCGTCTGGCGCATCCTTCAGTCGTCCATAATTACGAGCAACGTCAAGCCATATAAAACCTGGTTCTCCGTTTTCTGTAATTAAATCTACATAGTCTTCGTACTTTGTACCTACCTCTGCTGAAATAGAGTTATTTGACATCCAAGCCCAGCCTGGATTTTCTGGATCAAAAGAATTACGCTCTGGAAAAACCTCAGAGTTTTTCAAATTCATAAACGCTTCATCTCCAGCACTACCCAAGGCCAAAGTAGCAGACCTTCTTACATTTCCAGAAACAACGCATGTTCCTATTAAGTTTACAAGGTCTACAATAGCACGAGAATCTAGTGTTTCCCCAGCCCTAGAGCCTATTACACGGTCTATTTGCTCATGCAACCTGATAAGAGGTGCAGGGCCAGATGCAACGCCCCCAAAGCCCTTTATAGGGGCTCCTAGTGGCCTAATAAGGTCATAGTTAAACTTCTGAATGTTTTGGTTTGGCCTTAGATATGAGTTTATTAAAACTCTCACTGACTCTACCCAACCTTCACGAGTGTCTGGTATTTCATATACCTGTTCTGGTTCTGTTGGAGCATAAATAAGAAAATTCTTTTCTTGGCCAACAGTATCGAATCCAACACCAATACCAAGCATCAATGCATCCATGACCCAAGCAAATAATGCTCCTGGATCATTCTTGTCAAGATCTTTTGTAGATACCATTGCACAATTTTGTAGTGCTGCTGAGTTCTTTTTCTCCATAGTCATGGGTGTTCCAAATGCCCACATACCTCGTCCTGGTGGAGTCCACTTTAAATTAAACATTCTATCAAATGCTTCTTGTGCTGACTTTTGAGCCTTGTAGTCATTCCATGGCAGACGGTTTTCCTTAGCATGATTCTTTTGTACTGAATACATACCCTCGATTACACGACGACAAACTTCGTGCCAGCGTTCCTTAGTTCCATCTTCCTTCATTCTAGAATAAGTACGAATAAAGGTAATTTCTCCAAGGGAGTTTTCTGCTGCGTCTTTAAATCCGAATGGACTTTCTGCACCTTTGTACTTTTCTATAAAATCTTCTGGAAGTCTAAAACTAAAAAAATCTGACATAATATTTAATCGTCCTTTCAAAACGGAATAAGTGTTAATTATAGCAGAGTTTTGCAAAAAGTAAAACTCTACCCCTAAAGTTAAAGTTTATAGTTGTAAATTATTTGCCACTAAGAATATGATTTAACTCAATATGGTTTATGTTTACATGTTTAGGAAGTTCTGATACCCACCTAATACACTCTGCCATATCTTCTGCAGTTATTGCTATATCTCTTTTTTCTTGTTGAGTGTCAATTGTACCTGGACAAATCTCTGTTACTTTAATTCCATACTCTGGAAACTCTAGTCTCATTGTGTCTACTAATGCCATCATGCCTCTTTTTGCATTGGTGTAGTTACCACCAGATCTGTATGCGTACTTGCCACCTAAAGAACTTACAAAAATTATAGTAGGAGAATTTGACTTCTTCATACAGGGAACAAAAAGTTGTGATAAATACATAGGACCAGAAACATTGATGTCATAGGCCCGTCTAAAATTATCCATTGTTTCGTTAATTATGCTTGTTGGGCCAGCACCACCACCAGCATTATTGACTAGCAGATCTAAGGTTATTTCTTTGTATTTTTCGTAAAATCTTTTAATTTCCTCTGAACTCGTAATGTCTAGTTTATAAACCTCTACACTATCAGAAATTAGTTCTGATACTTTAGATAAATCTCTTGAAACTGCAATAACCCTATATCCATTTTCAGATAAAAGTTTTACAGTTGCATAGCCTACACCCTTACTTGCTCCAGTTACAATTGCTGTTTTCAATATTAGTGAATCCAGTGTTGAGGAACCATAATCTTTTCGCCACTCTTAACTAAGTGAGCAGTGTGATGATATGGTGGAGATGGTGGGAAGACAATAACGCTCCCTGCTTTAGGCTTGACATAAAAACTATATGCTCCGTGATCTTTGGCATCTTCAAAATCTGCTTCTGGACTAGGCTGAGTTAAAACTCCTTCTGGAGAGGCAATAGTAAAAGAAATCTCTCCGCCTTCATAATCATCATTAAGATACATAACAAAAGAAACCTTTAATCTTTCATCACCCTCTTGTTGATCAAAGTGAGCGCCCATAAATGTTCCTGGCTGATATTTTTTAATTGGATACTGTGGAAATAGTTTTGGTTCTTCTGTAATACCCTGTGCCTTAGCGTAATCTCTTGCGACTACATCAAACGCATTTTTTAAAGTATCATAAATATATTTATTTTTTTCATCAGAATCTGGTGTTAGCGCAATTGTCTTGTCTGTTCCATAAACATAGTGCTGACCGCTGCATGCCATCCACTCGCCCCATGGATCCTTGTTATCATTTTCAATTGCGTCAACAAGTTTCTTGGGGTCTTCAATTACATTTGTGTAATAGTAAACCTTTTCCTCTAGTATTTCTCTTTCCATATCATATCTCCTTAGTACTTATTTTTTTCATAAAATCCTGTTACTTTCATAAATCCTACTGTAACATATCTTATAGGACCTTCACCTACATGCCTTACGCCATGCTCATATTCTTCGTTGCCTGGGAAAATAAGCAAGGTTCCTGGCTTTGGCCTTAAGTCTGAATTTTCTTTATTTTTAAAGAATAAAGTTCCATCCTTATAGTCGTCATTAATATATAGTATAGCAGCATATTTAATTGATGGGTCTGTATGCTGATCTGTATGGGATTTTAATTCAACTCCAGGCTGCATTCTTTGAAGAGTTCCAAAGCCAGCAAGTTCTAAAGATGGGTCTGCCAATTCTAGAAGTTTCCCCAACCTGCCTTGAAGAGTTATGCTTATTTGCTCAGTTGTAATGTTTAAGTTTTTGTCTTCCCAGCCCTGAGTAATTTCAAACTTTCCTTCTGCAACAAGATTGTCTACATCATCTCTCCCAAACTTTTCCATACAAAATCTAGCAAGATTCTTTGTATACTCTATTGACCAATCTTCATTTGGAGTAGTTTCAATTATTTTTAAAAGAATATCAAGTTCTTCTGGCTTTAGAAAATCTTTTATAAACAAAACATGTTCATGAAAAACCTCAACATCATAACCAGCATCTTCAAATTCTTTTTTTAAAAATACTTCCATCTATAGTTCCTCAACTTTATATTTATTTCCGTCAGCATCAAGTTTCCATCCTTGCTTTAGCAACTCTTGCCACTCCGCTCTTTCAATTTCTTGCTTGGCTCTAGTTTCCTTCATTTCTGCTGCCCAAGCGTCTCTTAATTCTTGTGGATAAGCATCTTCTTCTCTATCATCCCAAAAAGATCCTATTGTATATCTTACTCCTTTAGTTATAAGAGTTACTTCGTGCATATTATTAAATCCCCCGTCAAATGCAGCAAGCATTCCAACTTTAGGCTCAATTGCTATATCTTGATCTGGGAATTGCAATAGTCCGCCTTCAAAATTATCATTTAAATATAAAAATGCAGCATATCTACTTCTAGTAAAAGCACCAGAATGTCCATGTTCGTCTGTATTGTCAGAGTGCTTTCTTGCATATGCACCTGGCTCCCATTTTTGTGTGTGATATCCAATTTGAGAAATTATTTTAGGATCAAGATCATGAACGCTTGCAACTGCCTCAATAATTCCATTTTTCATTTGTGAAAAAATATCACTTGGCAATCCCTCACTGATAACATGCTCATCATTATCTTGTGGCAATACAGATGAGTATGATTCATAAAAAGATATTGGCATCCAGTTAATTGTGCCTAGTTCCGCATGCTTATCTAAAACCTTTATAAGTTTTGCAGAGGTTTCTGCATCAATAAAGTTTTCATAAATAACAATATCTTTAGTTATTCTTTTTTTGTTATCTAGGTTCATTTTATCCTTCTTTCTTTTTCAGTACTAAACTTGTTGGGGTTATCTTCTCTAAATTTTTGCATAATCTCATGCTGCATATCATACCACTTTTCTTTACCAAATTTTTCTTCATTTTCAAACCATTTTGGATCGCCTACAGAATACTTTGTCCAGTACATTCTTGATAGATATTTTGCGTTATTTCTTGCTGGCATAACACCATGAAGATATATGTGATTTTCAAACATTAAAAAGTCTGGGTGTCCAGATGGGAAAATAATTAAATCTCCAGCCTCTGGTTTATACATATAGGCTTCGCCATTTACAACAAAATCAATTTCTCCATCTTCATAATCATCATTAAAATATGTCAGAGCAGTGATCGCAAACTTGTGTCCTGGGCTTACTATTGGCTCTCTTATATAGTCTGTGTGGTATGTCATTGCTACTGGATCAGTAATGTCTGTTCTATACCTTGCTATAGAAGGACCAGAAAATACCCACTCTTTTATTGGATTACCATTTTTATCTTTAATATTTGGAACAATTCTGTTTTCATCAAAATCAACATTATTTTTTTTAATGTAATCTTTTGTTGCTATATAAAAATTATTTAATATCTCTAAAAGAATGTCTTTATGCTCTTTTTCTTTTTCTGTTTTTGCTTCTATTGCCATTACGTCTCTAAGTTGCAAAATATAGTCATATCCCTTAAATGTTGGAGAAATATATTGTCCAAAGTTTGACCATTTAGACCATGGGTTAAAAAACCCTTCGGTTCCATCTGACTCTTTTAAAGATTGATATATAAAATTAATATCCTTATAAAGATTTTTATACACAAATATTTTTGGATATATTTCAACTACATTAAGTTCTTCTGAGTCAGTAAGCATTATGGTTTTCTATCTCCTGTATGCTCTGTTATCTCCCAGAAGAACGGACATGTGTACCTAATACCGCTTTTAATTTCTGTTACTCCATGAATATAATTTTTATCCCCTGGGAAAAAATAGGCAGCACCCTTTTTTGGTTTAAACTGAACACCTTGTATTGGGAAGTAAAGTTCTCCACCTTCATAATCTTCATTTAGATAAAATAAACTTGAAAGATCGTAGTTTGGAAAATCATTTGGAAGTCCAGCATCTGGTCCTTCATGCAATTCTTTGTCTGCGTGTGGCTTTTGAAATTGTCCTGGAAGCCACCTAACAATTGTTGTTCCTGTTGGAATAACTTTTACCTTATAAAAATCTTCTACAATTGGTTTTAGTCTTTCAAACAGTCTAGCAATAACTGGAGCAATTGCTGGATCATTTTTGTCTAGTGTTGGACTAGTAGCAACTCTGTCTTTCCAATAAGATGCCTCATAAACAACTGTACCATTTTCATTTACATGGCTTTCTGTAACATCCCAAATTGTTAATGACTTTGCAGCCTTTTCTAAAAATACTATTTCCTCTTCTGTCATAAAGTTTTCTAACTCTACAATCATATCCTTGCTATCACCAAACCATCCAGAAGGAGTTATTGATGGTTTTCTTTGTACTACCTTATATCCGTCCATATTCATATTGTATCACCGTTCGTACTATCCTTAACATAAAGTTTTAGCGCCTTTACTTCATGAGACCCTAAACTTTCACCTTTTTCATTGACTGCATCTCTATACCAGTCAGTCCATTGTCCAGACCTATTAACTTCCTGCGCTGCTTCTCCGTAAGACCTGTTTGCATTTTCTTTTGATCTATCATCATCTCTATAATCAACAATTTGAATTGTGGTATTATTTAAATTTGTTAAAGATATAGGAATTATTGTTGCTATAGGTGTTCCTGCTTTTATAATTACTCTTTGATTTGCTTTTCTTGCTTTAATGGCTAGTGGCAAAGGATTAGGATAAAATGATGTGCTAATCAAATTAGACATTGTTTCAAAATCTTCACTAAAATAGTTTACTGGATTTATCGTCCATATACTAATATCAGAATCTGTCCTAAAAACTAAACTGGTATTTAAACTTATAGAAGACTGGCCTCTACCAGCATATGAGTCTTTTGGACTAAATATTGTTACATGCTGATCTGTTTGATCATTTATGCCATCCCACTCAAATTCAATATCTTCCGTGCATGTAAGATTCCATCCAATTACATTTGCTTGCGTTACTGGGAAACACCTATATGCATGATTTTCTGATGTAAGGTCCATCCAATCTCTTTTTATTGACATTGGATTAATATTAAAGTTACTACCCTGCATCTTTTCTACTGAAATATTTAGCATTACTCATTATCCCACTTTGGATCATACATGTCTGGAGTATGATATTTTTTGCTGTAATCTAGCATTGTTACAATTGAATATTTAGTTCCAGAATGAACTGGCATGGCTTGATGAGGATACATGAAATTTGACGGAAACACATAAAGATCTCCAGCCTTTGGCTTAATGTTTAAACCCTGCAACCTAAAAAACAACTCCCCACCATCATAGTCATCATTGACATAGGCAACTAATGAAAGTGTACAGTTATATGAGTATCCATGATCGTGGTGTTCCATAAAGTGTTGTCCTGGACCATATTTAATAAAATTAAATGCTTCCCAATATTTTAATGGCATTATGTTGTATATTCTTCTATAATCTTCGACTGCTGCAGATTGAGCGTTATAAACATCCTGCCACAATTCTTGTAGTTTTATAGAGTCTTCGCTTTTATCATTTTCAATATCTGTTTTTTTATATTTAAAATCTACACAATCTCTATAGTCAGGCATTAGTTGCTGATAGCCAACATATGCAGGCATCCAATGATATCTTTTTCCTTCTGGAGACAACTCTCCATATCCAGCAACAGAGCCTAAAACACTTTCAAGCCTATTTACAACATCAAAATCTTTTTTTATGACATCTCTATAACAGATTATTCCATTTCCAAGATCTTCTTTATCTGACCAGGTTTGCATTTTATCTCCTATTTATACTCTCTTCTTGACCAAACTTTTTTAATATATACCCCGCCATCTGGCTGTCTATAAAAGTTTGCGTTCTCTACAATTTTACCATATATCTCTGATTGTCCCAATATCTCAATTTCATGATCCCAGTTTTCTCGTTTAAATGGAAGAATCTGAAGGTATGGAGTTCCTGCTGGTAGCGTTCCTTCCCAGCCATCTGCAATAAAAAATGGAAAACTTCCAAGTAGGTGAACCTTATCTGAATCAACTACACCAGTTGTATTAATAAATGGCAGATCAAACCTATTCATCGGAGTCATAAATAATGCGCTATATCCTTCTGGTAGTTCTAAGCCCCACGGAGAACTCCAGGCAAAATGATGTTGGTAATATCCTTTGGGATGTTCAAATTGTGGCATTGGTGGTCTTTGTGTACAAAAATCCTTATACCTTATATCATCAATTTTAACATTGATTATTCCTTGTTCATTTTTATAAAAAGTTAAATCGCAAGGCGTTTTAAAAAGATAACCCGTTGAAAATGCATCCATAATTGCTGGACATGCTTTCCATGTAGGAATTTTTCCATAGTCATCGGTTGTTCCCTCTTTTGGGAATGGGCAAACTGTTTTAGGCGCTTTATAATATTCACCATTGGGCATTTTAGCAAATCTATCTGCATCTTTATACCAGTCTGGAATTTCTTTTTGGGTTGGGACTGGAACTGAAATATTTTCTTTATCTAGCCAAGGTCTAAAAGATCTAAATATAGCAACTAGCGACACTACTTGTGTCCTAGTTCATTAATGTCTGTCATTACGACAACACAATACTTGGTTCCCTTTTTCATTGGTAAAGACGCATGCTCATATATGTAGTTAGATGGACACAAGATAATATCTCCTACTTTTGGAGTGTGAGTATAATTATCCATTCTTGGAAATTTAATTTCTCCACCTTCATAGTCTTCATTTATATAAACAACAGCAGAAACTGTGCAGTTGTACATTGGACCATGATCTGCATGAATATTGAAATGTGTGCCTTCTCCTTCATACTTAACAAAGTTAAATGCTTCATAATAGATTACATTTATTCCCCAGTACCTAGCATAATCATCAACACAAAACTTTAACTTTTGATAAATTTCTTCGTGAAGATCAAGAAGTTCTGCATTATGTTCATCTCGTGGCCCCAAGTTTTCTTGCTTAAATCTAAAATCTACAGCATCTCTAGCCTTTTTGATTGGAACATCTGAGTTTGTTACTTTTGCTTCTGACCACTTATACTTTCCGCTACCGCCTAAATTTGACTCAAGAATTTTTATGTATCTCTCAGAGTCTTCTTTTGAAAATGTATTCCTATACAGGTTTATTCCAAGTGCTGGATTTTCAACTAAAATGTTGTTACCTATAGTTTTTGAAGGATATCTGTTTGTTGCTGTTTCTGATCTATCCTTAGTGAACCAAGGTGTTTCATTTTCATCATAAATTGTCATATAGTTCCTTTGTTTTAAATATAACTATATTATATCATAGAAATAACTATAAAAAATATTAGACTGCTGATATTTCCCTGGTTGTTTTATTGTATGTAACTTTATTTCCGTTAACAGCAAAAGCACACTTTACCAATAAAACTTCTCCAGCAAATGCTGCATCATATACTGATGCTTTTTCACTACCAGTTTCTACACTAACTCTATAGATTATCTTGTTATCACATAAAAATGCATACTGCTTATATGCATCCTTTTCTTCTTGAGATAACTCAAAATAACTTGAATTTATAGTTCCATCAAAAGATGTTCCATTCCAAGTAGCACCCTTGGTTGCTGTTTCCTTGTGATTATTAATATCCATACCTACTATAGGAAGACCTTTATCCCACTCTAAGTCAAGACTTGCTCTAATCTCTTCAGTGGTTCTAAGTGCTCCAAGCACATCATATGTATCGCCAGTATCTTTTACTAATATTGCATACATTATATAAATCTCCTTTTATTAAAGTATATCACATTTACTAACATCCGCAGTTACCTCCGCAACATGCTGGACATGCTTGCCAGCAATAACTTCTGACACAGTTACAAGTACCGAAAGATGGTGGGAAGAACGGTGGGAAGAATGGGAAGAATGGGAAGAATGGTGGGAAGAATGGGAAGAATGGGAAGAATGGGAAGAACGGTGGGAAGAATGGGAAGAATGGGAAGAACGGTGGGAAGAATGGGAAGAATGGGAAGAATGGGAAGAACGGTGGGAAGAATGGGAAGAATGGGAAGAACGGTGGGAAGAATGGGAAGAATGGGAAGAATGGGAAGAATGGTGGGAAGAATGGGAAGAATGGTGGGAAGAACGGTGGGAAGAATGGGAAGAACGGTGGGAAAAATGGCGGGAAGAATGGGAAAAATGGCGGGAAGAATGGGGGGAAGAACGGAGCAATAGTTGTTACGCTATTTGATGATGCAGAAGTTCCTGAGTTTCCATTAGCATTAGTTGCATAAACAGTATATGTTTGTGCTGTGTTTGCTTCTTGTGAAACTGTAACAGATGTCGAGGCTGTTGATCCACCCTTTCCATCTGAAGATGCCCAAGTATATCCAGTTATTGCTTTTCCACCATTTGCTGGTGCAGTCCAAGAAACCGTATCTTCATTAACACCTGCTGTTGCTGTTGGTGCAGATGGTGTTGCTGGAACAGTTGTTGCTGTTACAGAAGAGGATGCTGATGATGCAGCAGAAGTTCCTGCAGCATTTGTTGCTGTAACTGTAAATGTGTAAGCAGTACTAGATGCTAAACCTGTTACTCTAACTGGAGACGATGCTCCTGTTCCAACAAATCCACCAGGTGAAGATGTTACAGTGTAGGATGTTGCTGCTGGAGAAAGTGCAGGTAAAGTAAAAGAAACATCAACCGCTCCATTATTATATGCACGACCTGTTCCAACATCTGTCGCACCAGTGATGGTTGGTGTTAATGGCTCCAAAAAGTCATTTGATGCTTGGGACTTTCTACCTGTCTTCTTACCTGCTGCCATTTTATCTCCTAGTTTTTATTAAATTTTTACTACGCTGTTAGATCGCCATAAACGACCCAGGTGTTTGCTGCTCTCTTTAGGAGGGTAGCAGAGGACCATCTTGTTCTCAACTTTAATCCAGGAGTTGCATTAACAGTTGTAGTCGCAGGTGTTGCTGCTGCAATTGTTACTTGTCCTGTATTTGTTTGAAGAATATCAATGGTTGTTCCTACTGGATAGTTTACTGACGCATCTGTAGGAATTGAAAGAGTTACTGCTGATGTTGAATCAACCTCAATCAATGAATCTCTCTCAGTTAGAGCAGACAGTGTGTATGCTGCTGTCTTCTGAATAATTGGTGTGCGTGAAGGAACGCCTTCCTTTGTCTGTGTACCATCTGAAAATACAACTCCAGAAGATGCTGTTACAGTTGTTGCTGTAAGACCTGCTACTTCAAGGTCATCAAGAGATCCTTGTGTAAAGTCTACAGTCGTTGAAGGCTCTGTTGTAACACCCTTAAACAACTTCCACTTATCTGCAGAAACATCTCTTACGATACCTGAGTGCTTTGCTGCGCCATCATTGTATCCAACTACAAGACCAAGGTCGACTGTGTTTGCTGCATTTTGATGAGCAAGTTGAACCATGTTGTCTTCAATTGTAATAGATGTTGCGCTTGCGTTAAATGTTGTACCATTTACAGTTAAGTTACCATCAACTGTTAGGTTTTGATCAATTTCTACTGAGCCTGTAAAAGTTGCTCCAGAAAGTGAAGCCTTCGCATCAAGTGCTGTTTGTGTAGCAGTTGATACTGGTTTATCTGCATCTGAAGTGTTATCAACATTTCCAAGTCCTACTGAAGACTTTGTTAGCGCTAAAATTTCTGCGTCTGTATAGGCTTCCGAGGCTGTGGCTGCATCTGCAATTGCTTCAGACTTTGCTGTTGCTACATCTGATGTTGTTGCAAGAAGTGCTGTATTTGCAATTCCGTGGACATTTAGTGTCTCTACATTGTGATCGGTGACTGCATCATCTGCATATGTCTTTGTTGCAACTGTTGAATCAATATCAAACTGCTCTGTTAGAGCATTCCAATCAATACCAGTTCCTGCCAATGTAGACTGGTCTACTGTAGCACCAGTAATTGCATCTGTAAGGTCTGACTGTGTCACAAGTGCTGTTGTGTCAGCAATTCCATGAACATTTTCTGTTTCTGCAGCGTGATCTGTAAGATCTGACTGAGTTACCAATAATGTTGTATCTGCAATTCCATGAACATCTGTTGTGTCTGCAGCGTGGCCTGCAAGTGCTGAAGCAGCAGCAGTTTCTGCATCGTTAACATCAGATTGTGTTGCTAAAAGTGAAGTATCAGCAATTCCATGAACTGTTGTTGTTGCTGATGTGTGATCTGAAAGATCTGAAGCAGCAGCAGATGCTGCATCATTAACATCAGATTGTGTTGCTAAAAGTGAAGTATCAGCAATTCCATGAACTGTTGTTGTTGCTGATGTGTGATCTGAAAGATCTGAAGCAGCAGCAGTTGCTGCGTTATTAACATCAGATTGTGTTGCAAGAGCAGATGTATCAGCAATACCGTGTACCATTGTTGAAGCATTGGTGTGGTTTGTAACTGTCTGACCAATTGTTAAATAAAACTGTGGGTCATCGCCTATTGCTTGTGCTAATTCATCAAGGGTATCAAGGAGTCCTGGAGCACCATTTACAAGTGCTGCTAGTTCAGATGCGTTGGCAAAGTACTGTAATGCAGACCATGTAGAGGATCCGTTACCCATTTTAAATTTACTTGTATCGGTTTCAAAACCAATTTCACCTGCTGCGAGAACTGGGTTAGCAGCCGTCCATTGTGCTGCAGTTCCTCTGCGCTGTTGCATTCTTGTTGCCATTTATCTCTCCTTATGGGTTCTTCCCATGAACTAGTCTTATTATAACATCAATTTTTTAATTGAAATTATCTACTACACTACCGCCATCAAATACGACAGTCCATTCTGTTGTACTTGGTCCTCCAGCATCTATTCCAACACCCAAAGGACTGTTAAAGGATCCACCTTCATAGAACTGAGATACTATAAAACCAGTTCCGTCAATTGCTGTATCGTGAATGTGCTGTGGAAGATTATTTGTATCATCAATGGTTGCTTGTGTATACCAAGTTCCATTGTAGTAGAAGTTCACTCTATTTGTTAGAGTATCCAACCACTGTGTACCATTGATTGGTGATGAGGGAGCGGTAGTTCCGACAGCCATAGATCCTGTTAAAGAATCTACATATTCCTTAGTTGCTGCGTGGCTGTTTTGAGTAGGAGTTCCTACTGTTACAGCACCTCCAAAACTACCGCCGTTAGTTACGACGAGTCCGTTTTTGACCTTGAAATCTTTGTCTACTGTTGCCAAGATCTACCACTCCCTCTTTTTATTTATTTTTTTATACCAAAAGTGTTCCAACAACAGAAACTGTTGAGTTATTGTTGATGGTTGCTACACGAAGGCGAACATCTGAACCACTTACATCTGCTGTAACAGATCCAAGATCACCATTTGTTCCTACCATCGCATATTCTGTTAGCGCAACATTATCAGAAGCATCAAGTGTAAGGATTACTTTTGAAACTTCAGTATGTGAGCCTTCAGCAATTTTTACAAGGAATTCAGCAGAACGATAGTCTGCCTTAGCCCATGCAACTGCTGTGTTTGTGCTTGCAGTTGCTACAGTTGCAGATGCTGCAACCTGCTTTGCTACAGATGCAATTTCTACTGCAGGGAAGTCAGGTGTGACTGCCTCAAGAGCAGATACTGCACGAGCATTTGTAAAGTACCATGTACCAGATGTTCCAGTACCTGCTGGATCTTCATCAAGATCTGCTGTTGTTGAATCTGCAACACCGTTTTCTGCGGTAATCTCAATTGTTCCGCTACCAGTTGAACTAATCTGAATATTAGTCAACTGTGCTGCAGGACCTGTAAGAAGT